GGAAACCCCACTGCTTTAAGCAGCCATCCGCATTGGTGCGGCTTTTATATTTGCAACTGTTTATTTACGACACTTGTTACCCGTGTCGGGTATCTCCTTCTTCATTACTCTGCGCCAATCGAAGCCAGTTCAGCCCCTTAGATGCCCCGCTGCAACGAGGACTTGTATCGCCATTACCAGAGGTTGCAGAAACTCTGGGTTAGGCTAATGGAGCCGAGGGGAATCGAACCCGTGTCTTGTTCACATTTCAATCCGATATCAACAATACCATTATTATTTATCTTCCTCAATGTCGTAATAATAATGATCATCCTCACCAGTCAAAATCCAACGGTCACTTTTATCTTCACATCTATAAATTTTATTATCAACTTTATAATCTGGATTTTTTGGAAATGGTTTTGTGGTAAACGACATATGCTTCCAAAAAATTCTATTATTTGGTTGTAATGCATAATTACCATCATCAAGTTCAATCATATGTGAGCATTTATATTGACTGGGTTCATCGCTAAAAGGATTATCATACCAATCAAATGTCATCATGTAATTTCCCCAACAATGAGTTTTGTCTTTAAAAATTACTTTTGCTCTTGCGGGTTTCAGATAATTGTACACCGTAACAGTAGCATTTATTGAAAAACAATCCCAAAGTTGAAGATAATCAAGAGGCTTTTCTTGAGATGGTTTGCTGCAAAGTTTATGAACTGGAACTCTACTCCTTACAGTTCCATTATCCAGAAGAACTGTGAACAGAATTGCTCTGTCTGGATTTGATTGTGCCCCAAATACAGTAACCTTTTCATATTCACCTTTAAATTTTTCATCTTGATAGAGGTGTTCTTTTCTCAAGAGACAATAAAAATATGGAATGTTTAAGTTGTACATAATGCGAGCAGGAGGATTCGAACCTTCGTAGGCTATGCCATCTGATTTACAGTCAGACCTCGTTGACCACTTGAGTATACTCGCTAAAAACGGGCATTGAATCCTTTTTCCAAGGCCGATCAAGCCTTGGGAAGTATAGTGCTAGCCCTTCGCGTTCTTCTGAGGTATACGCGCCCCACCTCTGATTACTGCGGGGTATCAGTTATCCCTAAGCAGCTTTATAGACGATGCATTAGTATATATCACAACTGCTGTTTGTCAATAGTTGACTTCCTATTTTTTGGAGATATATTGTAATCATGTTCAAACACATCAAAAATAATTTCGATCTTCGTGATTACTCTGAACGATTTTTGGCTATTACTTTGTCATTCATGGCTGGATTAATGGCCAACATGGGTGAAATTTGGATGGCTGGAATCATCATCTGTGTTGCAATGGTTGATCCTAAATGGTTTAAGGATGTAAAATGAAAAAGAAAACAAAAACCGTACCATTTATATTAAATGACTTTGATTTGGTATCATATCTTTTAGAGGATGCTGATGAAAAGTTTAATAAGTCTTTAGAAGAGATGCCTTTTACTTTACTTCTGCAGAATTATGCAGACTATTGTGAAGCAATTGGTACTCTTGTCAAGGAAAGAAAATCAAATAGTAAAGACCCAAGAATCAGCAAACTTTATGACCGCAAGTATCTATTGGCGGAGAGACTTAAGTTGAAGATGTTTGATACTCAAGAAGAAGCAAGTAGAGCAAATTATCATTACGATATGATTGCTGATGAATATTGGGAACTAAAGAAAAAATAAAAATGACAAACAAAGAACTTGAAGAAAAAATTTATGAATTTGGTCAAATTATGTATCGTTTGGGACGCATGGAAACCGATGATAAGGCCAGCACCAAAGAATATAACAAATTTTGCAAAGATAGAGAAGATTTGACCAAGGAATTTGACGAATACTTTAAAACCCCAAGCATGAATAAAAAATTAGCAAGTTCAATGGGTTTGGTATGATTAAATATTTTTTGGACTTCAAATTTTGTAAAAATTGGAAGTTAAATGACATATAAATATTTGTACCATGTATGACAAATATAATTCTTTGACCCCACTACCGGCTGCAGGAACTAGAATACCAAAACACAAGGGAATTCTTATAAGTTCTGATAGCAATGGATTTGTAAGATTTAATTATCTAAATGTAACCGGCAATACTTTTACTACTGGATTGACACTGTCTTCTGGAATTTCTGTTCTGCCTGTAGAAGTACATTCTTTAAATACTTCTCTGCCTACAGGTGTTACTGCATATTATTTAAATTAAAATGTGTGGAATAAACCTTTCAATTAGGTTGATGAACACCAGAGTACCAAAATCTACTTTATTTACTGCAGATTTTGGAAATTTAACCGGCATGCTTCCAACCGGTGTGCGTTGGGCAAGTTCATCGGGTCCGACAACAGATTCTGAAAGTGCAAATAAAATATTTTTTGATGTAGATGAAAAAATTACAGTAGAGATATCAATATCTCAAAATATTGGCAGCAACACCCAACCAACTGGTTCCAGATACATTATAAATGGTTCTTCACCTATAACTTATAGTTCACCATTTATTGTAACTTATGGAGATGTCATCAGTGTTGGAGTTGCCGTTGGTTCTTCACTTTTAAGTGGTTCCGGAAACGTTACAGTAAGAAATTCAGTAACAAACCAAGTTATTGATGTAATTCCTTGGACTATAAATTAATCTGGATAATTTTGTGGGTGATACCATTCTCTCGGTAATCCCTGGAAAACTAACCTTTGCAGTTCATCACCAAAATTATTAAATTCTTCTGAATCAAACTCACCCCAAGGCATAGGTATCGCTTGACCTTCCATTGATCCGAGAGGGCTTCCTGCAGGATTCCACGGAAATGGAACAGAACCATCTGGATGCAAATATAAATTTGAAAAAATGTAATATGGACTACTTTTATTTTCTATCGAACCAAGACTAACTACACCCGAAGGATCATACCAGCTTCCACCCCATACTTCTCCAACCGTTACACCCCATCTTCTGGCACCCATTTCAAGAGTTTGTCTCATCCAAACAGGCATCTGTAAAAGAGTATCTTGCCATGATTGTATCATCCATTGAGATATTTCTTGTATAGTCGGCACTCTTCCAGAAAACAGTTGTGTCATAAACCAACGCGTAAAACCTTCCATAAATTGGGCATAAAGATCCGTCATAAAATTTCTCATCCACTGAAGCTGGGCATTTGATGGATTTGCGGTAGCAATAAAAGTATTTTGTTTTTCAGATCTAGAAATATTACCAAAGCGAGTTGTTTCTTTGGCATCTCTAAAAGATGCTTTTCCTTCTTCTGGCTTTACATCTGGCTTTACATCTGGTTGGTCCTTTGGTTCTTCAGCCTCTTTTAAATATTTTAATTGATTAGATAAAACATTATATCTTTGTTGCAATTGTTCCGATAAATTTTTGTAATAATTAGTTAAATAATTCATCTTAAACCTTTTCTCGGTGAATTGGCCCACATAGAAACATAACTGGGGCTGTATGCTTGCATTTTTCCAATTTTTTCTGTGACTTCATTTCCTTTGGATGCTCTTCCACTCAATGCTTCAATGTCATTTTGAATTTTTGTTCTCATTCCGAGTGGCATTCTATCTAGATAAAGTTGATATTGGTCATATGCATTTAGAGGAGTTGGATAACCCTGCTGTTGATTTGGCTCATATAAATTGTATTTTTGAAGATTATTTTTTAATTCAGAATCTTTTTCTTGACCGTAGAAATTGTTAATATTTTGCCAACGAACAACTACATCCGGCTCATCTGTTTGCGAATCATCTAAAAGACCTGCAGAATTCATTCTTTGAATTAAAGCTTGCCAATCGTTGTCATTTGCAGCAAAACCCATTCCGGCACCCAAATTATTCTGCCCATTTACAGTTGCTGGAAGTCCCATTTTTACATTTGCGCTTGCATTTTTTATTGCTGAGGGATTATCAATTACAGCAAACTGTCCATTTACGCCAGAATCTCCTAGACCGTAAATTCCACCACCCTTACCTAATGAAGAAGATGCAATCCAATTAAATTCTGGTGTAAGTTGCCCATCGGCAAATCCTTCATTTAATAATTTTTTATTTGTAACTTTTTTGCGAAGATTTTTCACTTCTTCTCTTAGTTCTTCTAACAAAATTTTGTAATGAGATTCTACCATATTGTTATTTATAGGTTTAAATTAGGGTGATTCTAAAGTTTCAACTTTTTCTTTTACTTTTTTACCTTTTGTGGGCGTTTTTAATACTTTTTTATTCAAATCATAAACATCCGGAGGAAGATCGTAATTGTCGTCTAAAGTCATATCTTCCATTTCTCTTTGTGTTTTCATTCTTCTTATGTCTTCTGGTGTCCAGCCTTCATCGGGAAGTTTCAAAGGAGCATTCATAGTTCCTTCATTATCTGGTTTAAAATCTTTTGGTCTTCTTGATGTTGTTGCGAACATCGGTCTTCCCAACATTCTATCTCTCATTGGATCAAGCACATCTCCATATAGATCCATGGGATTAATAAATCTTGGGTCCATCTTACCAGTGTAAGGTCTAACATTTCCAGGAGCATTTACAATTCTCATATTTGAAATATCAATCTTTGGAGCTTGTGGTCTGGGAGAAATTTCCGGTTTTGTTGAACCGAATTTTGTAAATTTTCTACCTAAAACTCTATCCAAATATTGACCAACATTTCCTGGAAGTTGTGATTTTGTATTTACAACAGAATTTCCATCGTCTTCTCCTGGAATAGGAATTAGATCTGGAACACGCATGGGTTCGCTTGGCAGCGGAAGAGGAAGAGGAAGAGGATCTGGAATAAAATTTGAATAATTTATTGCAGCATTACTTCTATTACCTTCATCTTCTAAATCCATTTGCAAATCTTTTGCAAATTTAGCTCTAGAATAATCTGGACTACCTAAAACTCTATCCAAATATTGACCAACATTTCCTGGAAGTTGTGATTTTGTATTTACAGTTGAGCCGCCACCCATTTCTGATTGTATAATTCCAGTTTCTACTTCTGGCCCATATTCATGTGCTTCCTTTGCTGCTTGTTCATATTTATCAAGCATCTGATTTAACATTTTGGAAACTCTATTTAAATATGCTGTTTCTGCTGGTGTATTTCCACTTTGATCTTCACTAAATCTATTTACTTTTTTACCACCAATTCCCAAAAATCCACCTTCAGTTTTTTGTCTTCCACCCATAAATTTAGCAGTTTCTCCCCTAGTTAGAGCAATTGCTGCCATAATCAATTTTTCTCTTTCTGAAAGTTTATTCCATTCTTCAGATTCTGGAACAACGTAGCCTTTAAATTCAGACATGTCTGGAGTAATTTTTATTTGCTGAATTTGTTCTGGTTCTGTATCGGTTTCTGTTTCTGGGAAAATTGGGAATTGTCCTCTTTCTACAGCAAAAGGATCAGGTTCATAATTCCAGTAATTATCCGGATTTTTAGTTGGTTTGGGCGATGGTTTTTCTCTTTGTCCTCTTTCTATTTCTTTTCTTACTTCATATTCTCTGCGAATGGAATCCATATCAAAACCAGGTACACCCATAGCCCATCGTTGTGCGCGCAAAGGCTTATCAAGCGATGCGGCATCTCTTTTATCTGCTTCTTGTGCTCTTTGTCTTAACTCTTCAGTTTTTCCTTTTTGGTATTTTTCCTCTTGTTCTTTTTCAAATGCAATTTGATCTGGTGAAGTTCTAGCAAGTTGCCCTGTTTTATTATCATACCAAGCATCAGTGGTTTCAAATTTTGGAATGTTTGTAGGTCTTCGACGCATTGTGTAAAATTCTTTACTTCCATATGCGGGACCTTCACCTGGGCCTGCTGTAGGCGACCATGTTGGTTCTCCTCTAGAAACAAGATCAAAAAATAATTGTCTGTCTTGAGGATTTGTTGCATCATAATCACGACCTGTTGCGGTCTTAAAATCACCTTGGGTAACTTGATATACTGGACTTATTCTTGAACCTGCTTTTCTTTCAGCATCTACCTTTGCTGATTTTTCTATTGATTTGTCATAAAGTCTTTGTAGTGTTTCATCGTCTGCCCCCAAGATTTGCGCTTCAAAAGCACTTTTTGAAGCAAAGTAAGCTTCTTTTTCCAAATCATTTTTAAACTTTAAAGTAGGTAGCTTCACACTGGGAACAGCCTTTGGCATTTCATCATGATAAGAAATAGGAGTACCCAATCTTTTTTCGTCATTGGCACGCATTCGCATCATTCTTTTTTGTTCTTCATCATAAAGGCGTGCATTTCTTATCTCTTGATTTTCTTTGCTAGAAAATATATTTTCTAATCCTGAAATTCTTTTAGAGAGATATTTATTAACACCACCCTTTTCATCTATTTGCTTGTTTGCGGCTTTTTTTAATCTATCTAATAACTCTCGTTCTTGCTCAAGCCTTGCATCAGCTTTTCTTTGAGCTGCCTGTAGATAGGTTTCTTCCGATAAATTTTGTTTTATTCCAGTTTTTAAAAAATAATTAAAATTTTTCATTTTAGTATTGGTTCGAACCAGTTGTATTTATTCTATTCATTGAACCTAAAAATTGATTCATCGAAGAACTTCTTGGTCCGGGTGGTAGAGTTCTCATTCCTCTTTGTGCAAACCACTTTTCAGGTGTAGCTGCTTCTTTTTCTCTTTGAGCTCTTTTAAGTTGATATCTTCCCATGTAATTTTTTACCGCATCTGCGACAGTATTTAAATGTTCATTTTGTCTGCTATGTTGTAAAAATTGCATAAGCAATTCTCCATGTCTTTCAACAGAACCCATATTACCAGAATTGTGTGCTTCTTGATGTTGTGAAATTAAATTTTTTGCAAAATCTTTAGCTGATTCAATTTCTCTTGGAAACTCTATTCTTTCCCCACCAGATTGTGGTGCCCCGGTATCTCTTCCTTCGTATCCTTTGTTTATTCTATTTCCTTTAGGTCTTTTTTTACTGGCTGAAGCTCGATATGCTGCACTTGATAAAGTTTCAGGATCTAATGTATTTCTACTTATTCCGTGTTGACGGGCGGTAAATTCCCCAGATTCATTTAAATTTTGAATTTTAATATCTGAAATGCACTTTGCGTCAAGTGCTGCTCTATTCAGTTCATGGATCCATGAATAACTGTTAATTTTCTTTTTCATAAAAATATTTAGATTTGACTTAACTTTAAAAAGTGTTATAATTACATATATGGATTTAAACGGGCAAGCAGGAAAGGGTGATACTTATCGCCCGGTAGACTACAAAGTTTGGTGTAAAAATTTTGATGAAATTTTTAAGAAGAAAAAACCAAAAAAGAAGAAGAAAAAATAAAATTTGCGGGTGTAACTCAATGGCAGAGTGCAAGCCTTCCAAGCTTGATGTTGAGGGTTCGACCCCCTTCACCCGCTTTCTTGACAACTCACAAACACGGTGTATAATATAACTATGCCTAATTCAAAACAACGTATTACTGCTCGTACTCACAAAAAGCGCAAGAATAGGATTGCTCGTCAACGTGCCGAGAGTCTTATGAATGCAAAGGTTGGCACTCTTCGTAAGCTTGACGAGATTGGCCAACTTCCTAAGTCTGTCAAGCTTTCAAGGTTGCCAAATGGCTAAAACTGAAACTGTTATGACGTTTGAAGAAGTTCGCAAGAAGTATGGTCACATTGAATGCTTCTTTACGTACTTTGATGGAGAAAAGTGCTCTTTTGATTTTTATGGAACTGATGCTAATGGAAACGAGGTTCGTATTTCTATTGGTGGATGTCCTGCTTGGATCAAACACTTGGCTTTCGGCCCTAATGATGGTATAAATATTTCAGACGCAATAGAGCGTCATGTTCGATACATCTCTGTTACAGATAATCGTAGCAAAGTTTTGTATGAACAAATTTTTGATGTTTAAAGGAAAACATGAATAACTCAGATTTTAACGATTTTATGAATTGGCAAAACGGTGACGAAGAGCCACCAAAGAACTTTTTCTACTATGGTCCTTGGAATGAAAAATTTAGGGAAATGTGGAACAAGATGCATCAAAATATTGATAAGAATGAATATACAGAACAGATGAAAGATTATATGAATATTGATGATATCATGAAGGATGTCATGCACAATTCTATTAAAAAGCATAAAGAGAGCCCCAAAGTAAATAAAAATCGTACAAAGAAGACTATCTTCAATCAAGACGATTACCTGAAGCTAATTGAGATTCGTGGCTATCTTGCTATTACTGAACAGTATGCACACGTAAAGGCTTTAGATAAGCTTCTCAATGAGATTATCATCATTCCAAAGGAATCAAAATGACTGAATACACTCCAGGGTCTGCTTATAATCAGGGCTATCAATCCAGAATGAATGGTGGTTCTAAACCATCAAACGTTACAACAAATGAGAGTGATGTGTATTGGCAAGAATGGCTTGCTGGTTGGGATGATGCTCATCAAAAAATTTTGAGTGAAGCCCGAGCAAACGCGGGTTGTTCAAAACCAAAGTGTTGTAAAAATTTTATACAAGATTGAATAAAAAACTCCGCTCAAAAAGCGGAGTTTTTTATTTTGTTTGAAATCCAATATACTTCACCAGTCTCTTCATCTTTTATTGCTATTTTTGATTCATTATTTCTATAACCAAATCTTTTTAAATAATTTCCAATTTGTGTTTTTGGATAACTTTTTGTTTTTTTAATTATATTAAATTCAGAAGATGGAAGCGTGAACATTTCAATTGCATCTATCATATTGACTGGAGATGACCTTGATTGCATCGGTGCCATGACAGGATCGTAACCAGATACATTCCCCTTATTGGCTCCAGGTGCCTCTGCGGGAGTTCCCAATCCCCCTGCAATGCCTCCTGTAGTCATATCCTCCAACAATTCGATATAACTAAGTTCGTTATTTGTAACGTAAGTAACATGTGCTTCTATTAAACATGTTGCTTGTTCTGAACTTATCCCAATGCTTTCTACTTCTTCAGAAAATAATTGAGTTATTCCCATTAAAGTATGAAGTTTGTGTTTTGTTGTGCCCGGTGGGAGTTGTTCAAATATTTTTTTTAATTTTATTACAAAATATTCAAATGGATCTATATTTGCTTCGTTTGATAAAATATTTCCATTTTCATCTATTGCACCCGCACCATATGCTTGCAAATTTGTATAGGGATCTGCTATTGCGTTTGCAAATTTATAAAAATAAAATGATGGAATATAAGATCTTTGCATTTAAAAATATTTATGATTCTGTTCCGTTTAATTTTCTATCTACTCTGGGGTCTGTATTTATTTTTTTATAAACTACTTCAGGAACTTCATAATCTTTAAATTTTAAAAATTCAAAAAAAGATTTTAAATATGAGTGCAATTTTGGTTCTAATTTAAAAAACATTATTCTTATGGTATTTTCTTCACCAAAAACATTTTTTAAAATAATTAAATGATTTATTATTAATCTTTCTCTTATTGATTTAAGAGTTTTGTGTTTATGTATTTTTTGAATCAATCTTTTAACGTATTTTATACGTTTTAAATCATCGATAAATTCGTTTTTACCGGAACAATGTGGATTAAAATAATTTTTTTGACAGAATTGTAAAAAGTTTTCTTCTGTCAAAAAAAATTTTTCATTTTTCATTATTTGTTTAGTGCATGCAACCACAATTTTCGTCACCACCATTATCAGGTACAATAATCAATTGAACTTTACGAAGCATATTTGGCTGTTTTACGATGTTAACAGATAAATTTAAGCCGTGTCCTAATTTATCTTTAATACCGTCACCTTGAGAAAATCCAGTTTTATTTACATCTTCATATGGATTTTGCCCATAAACTCCTAATTGTGGGCTACCATATTGAAATAGTTTAAATGTATTCTCCCCATCGTTCAAAACATTCTTATACTCAAAATCAAAACCAAAATGATTTAATTTTTGTTTTACAACATTTAAGACGCTATCTGGATCAATATAATCTTTTTGACTTAGGCCATAAAGAAGAGCATTTATTGCGTCTATAGATCTCGGCAACTTAATGTTGAAAGTTCCCTTATCTGTTAAGGCACTTGGCTTGGTTGGAGCATTTGGATCTCCAATGAACAGACCGCCACCGTTGGTGTGTTCACCAGAATTTTCCATAATTGGCTTTTCTAATTTTTGTAATAGTTGTTTAAATTTCATGGTTCAATGATATTTATATTGTTTAAATTTCTTTGTTTTGTCAATCCATACAAATTTGAATTATATTTTTTGCTTTCAAAATTTGATAATATTTCTTCAGCTATATCTTCTGATAATTTTTTCCATTTGCCACCCTTTGATTTATAGCATTTTGCTGCCCAAGCATTCGCATAAGCGCTCGGGTACACATCAAATTTTTGTTTTGCTTGAGAGATGCAAGAACTCCATTTTTTTGGGTCTTTTGCTTTATTTTTAACAGCCTCATCCAGCATTTCAGACTCTTTTAACATTGCACTTACTGGTTTTGAACTCCATGTTTTGCAAGCCCAGTATCTCGCTTTCCATCTTGGTCCCGGATTATCACAATTATGTCTAGCACGAAAATTTTTTCTTCTAGCTGGATCATCCCGCTTTATTTCCATATTTGGATCACCAAAATTTACTTTTACAACATTTCCCTTATCATTTTTTACAAATACTTTATATTTTTTAACATCTCCGCGCATTATTTTATTAAGTTTTACTTTTTTACCGTCATCTTCATAAATTTCTATTTTATCACCATATTCATTAACAGAATCTTCTTCATTGTTATCCAAAAATCCCATTGTAGTTTGTGGATTAAAATTTTCTTGAATTTCTAAACCAGCTTCATTAGTCATGGAGACAAAAATGTTATTTTCATGGATTTCGATATAATCAACATCAAAAATTTCTCCACTTTCATTTATTATTATATCACATGGCAAAAGATCTTTTGCTTCAATAGATGAAAAATGCATATTTAATGTATTATGGGATTCTACAATAAAATTATCATAACACTCTTTTACTTCAGTAACACCGGTTTTTACGAAAACTGGTTTTTTACCTTTACCCCTGACATCACCTTTTTTTGATCTTCCTGCTTTTTTTTGTGCTTTTCTTTTTCTTTTTACAAATGAAGCAATACCATCTTTTCCAAGTTTTTTTGCCTTCTGTCTGCTCAAACAAGCAGAGTAAGCTGCACCCTCTTCGGCATCACCGCACTTACCAACTCTTTTTCCCGAGGTGTTGTAACGATCCCAGCCGGGACCACCACCAGCAGATTCTTTATTAAACCATTTACCAAGACCGGATTTTTCAAAAACTTTTTCTAAAATAAGTTCATTATTAATTTTTATCATTTCCAGTCCTTGTTTTGTTTTTCACCTTTTGAATGGCCATTATCTGATCTATTTTCAGATCTATCTCTCAATCTTAAATTATTTAGTTTGTTTGAGCCACCATTTCTAAGTGGAACTTTATGGTCTATATCTTTTTTTGAACCTTTTTTTATTATACCTTTTTTTATAAATTTTTCTCTAACAGTTGTTCTTTTTGATCTGTCTTTTCTTTGCTTTGGTTTTCCATGATAATTTCTATATTCTTTTTTGTAATCTCTGACATATTTTTCATATAATTCACTGTTAATGCCATTTAATGCCATAACTAAAAGTTTTGGATTATCATAAATTCTATTTAAAGCATTTTCATAAATTTTTTGTATATTATTATCATTTTCCAATAACAGAGATGGGTTTATCAAAGTATTGGCTTCTTCATAATTTAGTATAGAAGTTTTCAATAAATTAGATAAAACAAAATTATTTGAAAGAGATTCAACTATTAAATCGTTTACAATTAAGTTGTAATTTTCAGAAACGTTTTCTAAAAATTTATCGGTTCTTTCAACTGGAATTTTAATAGTTTTGTTACCAATTCTTACATAGTTGTATTCTATTACATTCAAATCTTTTGGGGAAAATCCGGGTAAAAGGCTAGCATTAATATCAAAATCCATATTGTTTGAGATATAATACAAAGCCAGTTGTAATGGATTTATAGAATTCTTATCTAAAAATAAATCTTTAATTGATGGTTTTTTTTGTTCTTCGACTGCTTCTACCACTGAAGTAAATTTTTTCATTGTTTCTAATGATTTTTTATCAGAAGAAATTAAATTGTCTGTTCCTAAAATAGTGCTGGCCGGTTTTATTTTTATAGTTGCAGTTTTTGATATTTCTTCAAAATAACCATCGTTTAATTCAAAAATACCATTTTGTGTTACTACATGGGTTGGTGAGGTTTCTTCACTCTTTAAACCATCGCCCCTATAAAAAGATTTTAAAATATTTCTAACAAAAATATCTACAAATTGTGAGTTGCTGTTTTTATTATTTTTAAACAACAATGGGGCGCTTTTTGTTATCTCTTTTTGATATTCTTCGAGAGAAGCAAGTTTGTTTAAATTGCCGTTTTCATCAATTACTGTTCCTATATTAGCACCATTTTCATCTTGCAAAACAATTTGTTGTAATTGTGATTTCAAATCTGGGTTTTGATTTATAATACCCATAGATTGTTTTGAAAGTAAAAATTTTGAAAACTTACTTCCAGATTTTTTTATCGAATCTTGAAATTCTTTTACTTTTGGATCATTTAAAGAATTTGGATCTTGTATAGATTTTGCTATTGCCCCTGCAACTAATCCTCTGAAGGTTTTACTATTTTGATCGAATCGATTTGTTGTTAGTAAAAATTCACCCCCAGCTGCAACTTTAAATCTATAGTTACCGCATTCCATATCAACATCACCTTCACTGAAGGTTGTTTTTGTTCCATTTTCAATACTTGAAACTAAATTTTGAATGCATTCATCTCCAATTTGAGATAATATTTTTTTAGCTTGTAAAAAAGCATTTTTTGTAAAATCCAATGCTCCCGTTGCAAGTGCCGAATATGATGCTAATTCTTGTTCTCCGGCCCCTGCTTTTATTTTTGCTAAAAATATTAAAGCATTTATAACTTGTTGATTGTATGGTGCAGATGATAGAGTATCTATTCCGAATTTATTACTCAAAGCTTCAAAAGAAAGATTATCAAAGTTTACATTTGATGGTGGGTTTCTTGTCAATTTAAAATATTCGGCACGCACTTCTGGTGGCATCTGAGACAATTGCTCAGGTGTCATTTGAGTCATTACTTGAAATATTTCTTCTTTTGATAGTCTTTTTGGTTTTGGTGGAGAAATTGTATCAGATTTTTTTTCTTCTTTTTCTGTAGGTTCTTTTTTTTGTTTATCGGAAATTTCTTTTCTACCACCCTCTTCTTTTTCTGATTCTTTTTTTCCTTTTACATTTCCGAATAATAACTTCGAAGCCCCTGTTTGTTCAAATTCCGGGTCTCCAGTTATTGTTCTGGCTTCTTCGATTGAAAGATTGTCGTCTTTTGATATTCTTGTGTGATAATCTTTATTAAAAGAATCTTTAAAAATTAATTGAACTCTACCGCTTTTTGTTTTTACGGCTATAACTTCTTTTATAAGTTCTTCTTTGGATTTTCTGCTTCTGGGTACTTGTCTGGATCTTTCAGCTCTTTTTCTAGCCGCATCTCTGGCTCTCTGATCCCCAGCAGATGAAGTCATTCTTTCTTTTCTGAAAGAATCTCCAGTTTTTTTGAAGGCATCAGAAGATGATCCATTTTCTTCTATTAATTTTACTAAGTCTTTAAATTTCATTTAAAATATTTATCATACAATTAATCTTCCAAAGGGTTATATAATTTTAAATTTTTATAAGTTTTCATCTTACCTGTTGCAACTTTATACAAATTTCCTTTGTTTATATTGTTTTCTTTGGCAAATTTTGATATATTTTCTATATAAAATACTTTTCCTGTAACTGTATCTTTAAAAGTTGCACCGTTAAAAATTTTTATTTTTTCTTTTTCTGGTTCTTTTTCTTTTATATGACTGCCGACACTTTCTTTAACTTCGCGTATTTCTACAGCAGTCCATCCTTTATAAGTTTTTCTTTTACCATTTAAAAGTTCACAAATTTTTACTGGGGTCATTCCATTTTTTTGTCCAAATTCTGTCATACTCATAAAAAAACAAATTTCACCAGTATCTACTCGTTTTAATTTATAACCATTATGAACTGCTACCGGAGTTGTCCACTGCCAGTATCTTCCATTTTTTAAAAACATACCACCATTTTCTGCTACAAATCTATCGCGGTTTTTTGAAGCTTTTGAATTGTCATTCATCAACGTCCAAAGTCTAGATCCTCTTCTGTTTACTTGTTCCTCTAATGATAATTTTTCATTAATTTCCATTTCTATACTCCTCTATAATTTGTTTTAAATTTTTAACATAATTTATAGGATTATTTTGAAATACTTGTGTTAATCCGTCCTCACAGGATATTAAAATGGCAAAATTTTTAATTATTATTCCTGTTCTTTCTTGATACATCAAGGCATACGCAGTAGCCTGAGTAAAATAATTATCAATATCTTGTTTTCTTTTTTCTTTGGTGCTGGCTTTAAAATCTATTATTGAAAGCTTTCCATCATACTCAGCTATACAATCAGTTCTACCAGCCAATCCCAGTGTTTTTGACCAAAGAGGTGTTTCTAAAGCTTGAATGTTATCAATCTTATCTATCTCGGGTTTTAATGATAAAAATAAAGCTTTTTGTCCGGAATGAAGTTCATCTAAATTTATTTCTTCGTTGTTTAAATATTTTTCAATTAAACTATGAAATTTTGTGCCTCTTGAGGTTACTCTTTTACTTTCTTCTGGATTTTTAGATCTCCATTCTGCAAAAAATTGTTGTTTTTTAAAACCTACAACGGTTGTAACGCTAGGATAATCCCCATCCGGTGTATTATAAAATCTTTTACCATCTTTTATAACTTCTTCAAGATTGCAAAAAGTTTTCTTTTCTAAATGTGTAAATTTTTTAAATAAAATGTCACTCATACAAAAACATTATATCATCTAATTCTATAAGCGCCACTTCTTTGACCTATAATTCTATCCAGAGCAATTCCAACATCTTGGTTTGTTAATCTTCCTACAGAACCAGCACCCCCACCATCATCGGTGAACGGCTTCGGTTGAAATGGAAACCCTGGAAATTTTATTGGAGATTTTATACTAGGTTTTGTCGAAGGATCAACAATTGGTGCAGGAACTCCTGGTGTACCAGTTGTGTTTAAGTTAGACGCTGAAGCTTGATTTGTTCTTCTGCTTCCTGCTAGAGATGTTGCTACCACACCTCTAATATTAGAAGTTGGTGATAAATCTACTGGAGCAGTTGAGATTGGTGGAGTGGCATCTACCGGAATAGTTATCGGAGAACTTGACACATTAATAGTTGAAAAATTTTTAGGATAAACTGTAGATGATTCAGGAGTTATATTTCTTGGTGGTATTTGTGGAATATATTCGTATTGTTTTACTTGTGGAAGATTTACTCTTGAAACAATTGGTGGCGGTGGTTTTACTGTTAATGCTTCCGGATAGACTGGGGTAGATTCTGCAGCTGCGGACACAGTTGCCGCAGTTGCTGCCATTTTTTCTGCTGCTTTGCGAATTGGACCCTTTTCTTCATATTTGTTGGAATTAAGTTTTGAAAAATCAAAGTCTGTTTTAATTTCTCTTTCTTGTGTTTCTATTCTTCTTCTTTTTACATCTTCATTATAAACTTTTTCTGTATATGTAAGTTCTTCTTTATTTAAAGGTCTATCTAATTGTTTTGAAACTGCTTCTTGATATGATTCTAGAGATCCAAAGGCCCAAGGTCTTTGAGGTATAACTGGTGTCAAAGTAATTTTGGGTTTGGGTGTTGTTCTAACAAAACTTGGATTCTGGTAACCACCTAAACTTAAATACTCACCGGCCTCTGCTGTTTCGGGTACTCTAGCGTTGTTTAATGCAGTATATCTATCAATAACTGCTTTCATAAAAGGAGTATCGGAATCGGATATTCTTTCACCGACAGAACCGCCAACAGCCTTACCCAATTTTTTTTGTCTCGCCCGAGCAAGAGCTTCCTTTTCTGCCATATTTCCAAATTTTTCTATTCTTGCTATTTCTTTTTTAGTTAAATTGAACGGAGAAATTCGTCTGTAACCAGCTGGAGTATCAGCTCTAACCGCTGTTCCTGGCATTCCTTGTCTTTTTGGTTCAATGAATTCGGAAGCGTTACGTGCGGCCTCCCATGGATTCATTTTCCATCCTGCAAAAGCTTGACTTATTGGTTCAAGCTCTGCCATCTGTTCAGCAGATAAATTATATTTTGATTCTGGTGCAACAAATGGTTCCAATTCTTTTGGTTTAAAATTTAAAGATTCGGGTCTTGTTAAATTTTCTGGAGTCTCTACAGGAGCTTTAGATGGTTGTTGTATTCTTGTTCTTGGAGAAATTTGAGTTCTTGATCTAGGAACAAATGATCCTCTTACTGACTTTGAACCAAATGGCAATATGCCTAAAGTTGCATCTACTGCGGCAGCACCATAATCACCTTCAGAAGCCTGTGAAATAGCACTAGACGCAGCTAAAGCAGTTCCTCCGATTACAATAATTGGAGCGGCTGCTGGAAACGCAAGCGTTAAAAGAACCCCCAAAGCAAGCATTTTATAAGTTTCTGGATCTGTTGCTAATTCTGCGACTCTTTCGCCAGCTTGTTGAAAAAAAGTTGAAGCTGTATAGGCTGTTTCTTTACCTTCTACCTCTTTCATCAGGGATTCTGAATCAGCATCTCCGCTTTTTAATTTTTCTTCAAGTTTAGATGCTTCCTCCCATTTTCTTTTTGCCATTTTTTTAAATTCTGGCGGAAGTTCTTTTAACCCAGTTTGTTGTTTTAATAATTCTTCAAATTCTTCCCATGACTTAGGTTTTTCAATGTTTGAAACATTTGGCATAACTTGTTCAAATAATTTTTTAATATCATTTAAAATCACATTTTCAAAAAATAAAACTCTTTTATCATGACTTCTTTTTTTTAAAATATTTGAAACAGTTGAGTTTGATAATTTATTAATCATGGTTTATTTTCGAATATCTATTAAATTTTTGGAACTCTGTTTGGAACCCTACTATGACCGTATAGAATATTACCCGCTCTTCTTGTGCTTAATCTAGTTGCGCTTGTTTTTCCAACATTTTTATTAATGTAATCATCACTTTTACCGAACATTGATTGTAATTCTTCTTGTGACGGTACACTTAAAGATCCACCCGTTCCACCTGTATTTGGAAAATTTGGTGTCACGTTCGGAGTGATGTTAGGCGATTTCCCAGACATAGAAGATGGGGGTGGAGGAGAAATTGATGGTGTAGAAACATTAGAAGATGTTGAAGCCAAACTGGAACTAGTTGGACTTGAAATCATACCCATCGACGGTGCGTTTGAAGTAGATGTTCCTATTCCGGGAAGTACAGTTTGTGATTTTCTTGCTGCAAACGGATCAATGTTTAATGATGTTAATGATTTTTGATCCAAAGAATTTAAATTTAAATTTTGTTGTTGTAAGGATAAAGAAAATTTATCCATTGCTCTTTGCCTAGCATTTGTTCTAGCAGTTAAAGATGCTTCATTGATATTAAATAAATTTGAAACAATATTTTTTGCATTTCCTTTTGAGATTGGCGTCTGTTTTTCTACACTTTTTGAAAAATGGTTCAATAGGCTTAAACTTCTATTTTGTAAATCATTTGAAGAATTAATAATTTTTTTATTAATTTCATTTAATTCAAAAAAAGTATTGCTAGATGATTTTGACAATATTTTTGATATTGAATTTTTTAAATTTGGTTTGCTGACATCTTCACTTAAAGGCTTTTTATATAAAAAATCCTTGACTTCCCAATAATGTTGTTTATTATTTTTATCCATGGCTACAAAATATTTAGAATTTTATAAATACTTAAAAGGTATGAAGAAACAGGTTCTCCTGTTAAACCAAGATAGCACTCCTTTAAATGTTATCACTATTGGAAAAGCCTTTAAATTAATGAATAACGATAAAGTTTGGGGTGATGAAGGCAATTCTGATTTTTATGAACTTGTTTCGGTATCAAAAATTATTAAAATACCTAAAATTTTAATTTTAAAATACTATGTCAAATTGCCATACAAAAAAGCAACCCCATCAAGAAAAAACATTTTAAAAAGAGATAAATATTGTTGTCAGTATTGTGGTATTGAGCTAACAGAAAAAACTGCAACAGTAGATCATATAATTCCAAGATGCAAGGGTGGTGGTTCCACTTGGATAAATTTGGCAGCCGCGTGCAAAGATTGTAATTTATTCAAAGGAAATAGAACTCCAAAAGAAGCAAAAATGGAATTAAAAAATAAACCAAAAGAACCTAGTTATGGGTTTTTATTTGACGATATCCTAATAAGTTTTAGAAAGAAAAAAAATGCCTAATTATTCCTACATTTGCGAAGGCTGTGACCATAAATTTGATTTATTTTTGAAAATGAGTGAATCAGACAATCCATTAAAAGATAATTGTCCTTGTTGTAAAAAGAAAAAAATAAAAAGAGATTGGTCAGAAAATAAAAATAGTTTAGCAGTAGATGCAACTTTAACTCCAACAAAAGTTAACGGAAGTGCTTGGAACGAAGTAATTGATAAAGTAAAAAAAGTTGCACCAAGAAGTATGCAAGAGAGATTAGAAAATTCTAGAACATTTAATGCCGGAAGATACATAAGATAAATATTATTATGAACTATGAAATTCAAAAAATTATATTAAAAAATTGTACAGTTTATAATATTTTATTGGAATCTGAATTGCTAGGACATGTAATTGAAGAAGAAAATAAAAATTTACTAATACAGACCAGCGATCTTAATATAATTCCAATAGCAGAAAGCCTTGGATTCAATGGTTCATTTATATGTGAAATTAATGATAATTATGAAATTATAAAATTAAATTCTTCTGGTGTAGTTCCAGTAAATTTTAAAGTTATAAACCTCCAAGAACATTTTTTGAATGAGCTAGATATTTTAATATAAAATAGCTATCCACTATATCTGTTATAGGATTTGACAAATTTTTTTGATTAAAAGTTAATAATAAATTTGTACCAGTCTCTTTGGAGAAGGACTCGTACATTAGGGCTTTATCCGCGTTACCTTTGCCTGTGGCGTGTTTCTTTGATTTGGATGGCTCTACGACCGTCAGAGGAACCCCGGCCTTATAGAGCTTATGCTTGAATATGCCCATGTTCTCGGCCAAATGAAACACTCTTCCCTGAGAACCATAGGAATAGCCTTCTATGGCTACTTCTGATGCCCCAATACACAAATTTATAGCCCAATCTGAAATACTGTCAAATCTATCAACATCGGCCACATATTCCTGAAAACTTTCACCAGTAATATTTGGCAAAATTTTATCTGCGTATTTTTTAGTATTTGTTAGGTAGTAGAAAAAACAGTTATCAAATGTAAATGGCTTTCTCTCGTCATATAGACAGAGGCATGGGCATGTTATCGAATAATCTACACCTATTAACATGTGGAACATAGATATTTATTCTTCATACCAAGGCCAGTCACAGAACCTTTCTTTCATAATATTATCTATCCACTCGTAATAGTAACAAACTTTTATGCCTCCATTGTCTATTACATTCCCAGAAGATGGATCTACACCGAAGAATGATATGATTCCTGCCAATTTTCCAGAGTCTTCAAAAATTCCGCCACCAGAATCACCGTAGTAAACCGAGCCATTGAGTGCAAGCATTCTCATCACTTGGCCCCCATCTTCAATAAGAGAGCCGTAATAGCGCATTACACCCTTCTCGCTGACCTTTTTGTAGCCAAGGCTCCATCCAACAGTAATAACCTCTTCTCCGGGAATTAGATCCCACGGTATTTTTGAAAGTTCTGCTGGAGGTTCGTGACAATCTTCTTCTAAAATGCAAAGAACAATATCGTTCATTGGAAACCCAGGAACATATGGGCTTGCCTTGTGCACCTTGCCAATTCTTAAAAATTGTCCTCCATGAGTCCAAAAATATTTTGGAGGATCCTCGGACAACGCAAAACAATGCTGTGCGCTTAGTATTGCGTTTCTGTGAATAAGAACTGCAGAACCAATTACATCACCCGATTGTGTAACTATAGCACCTACACAGGAGTAGCGGTCATCCTCAGCTAGTCCGATGGAATCGTACTTCGAAGAATCCAATAAGAATGCGGGGACTTCCGCTACTCCTTGTGTTTTTTCCTGTTCAGATTCAACTTGTTTTGGAGGAGACGATAGCGAATTGCAAGCAGTGCTTGTCGCCATCACGACTGCGAGGATTAATGCCCTCAGCAACATGGCAAAAATATTTAGAATAAAAAACCCCCTTTCGGGGGTAAAATCTTTTGATTTTTTAATGCTCCTCGGGCTGGGATTGAACCAGCGACATTTCGCTTAACAGGCGAACGCTTCTACCACTGAGCTACCGAGGAGTGAAGAATCAGACTATCTGGCAACCACCAGCACCACAGGCAAATTCCTTTGCCGACTCAGTATTGTCTTCTGCCTCATATTTAGAGAGCTCCTTGAAGTTAACTTTAACCTTTGGATGCGCTGCATATGTCGCAGAATCAATTTGCTCAAATGGAGCCTGAGCGTATGTGTGATTGTCACCACCGGGAAGGAACGAGATGCCTGTTGCGACATCGAAGTTCTCCCAGAGCCAGTTGCCGACCTCAAGAAACTCAGAGTCCTTGTAGTTGACGGTAATCGATGGCTTGTGGTGGCAATAATGTTCCTGATAAGTCTTCCACAGATCCAAGTGATCCAATGCACGGAGATCTTCCGTTGTAGTTGTACCCTTTGGAGCCTTCATAGCAAAGGTAAAGACCGCTGTATTATTAGGATTGATCACATCATCTTCGCAAGGAACGCCTTGATCCTTCATGAGATTGTAAATTGGGTCCTTCTTGTCGATGCGAATTCTACGGTAATAGTGTTCCGCATATCGTGGGTGGAGACCTGATGCAGAATCAACAAGGCATGAAGTTGTTCCCTCTGGCTTCACGCATGTGATGGACTTGCTTGGATTGATGCCAAGCTTCTCTGCCCATTTCATGTTTGTTGCAGTTGCGTGATCGCGGAGGGTTTCGAGCAGACGTACTAACTTTGGCTTGCCTTCGAGTCCACTTGTCAACTTATTGTCATAGATTCCAGTCATGCTAACACCGAGAAGACGCTCATCTTCGCAGTTCTTCTTCCACTCTGGACGAAGATATGGGAAGTCAACGAATGTTGATTGAACCGTACCTATGATGGTGGCGATTTCAATCTTCTTCTTCAAGGAAGCAGCGGTGTCATCGGGACGAACAACTACTGTTGAAAGGTTGCAGAACTCAAACGGCTTAAGAATAATCTCCGAGCACGGGTTTGTGCCATATTCGCAGTTTTCATCACGACCCCATTTGGCTGCTTGCTCTTGCAATGCCCTACGGTTAATCATACCACGCTCACCGCTGTGGCTGTTGTATAGCGAGGTCCATTCCTCAAGGAACTGACCCATTGGAGGACGGCCACGATAGACAGCAGAGTTATTTGCATAAGAACGGAAGCCAGCCTGCTCCCACCAAGCACCGCTCTTGCAGAGAGCCATCTCACGATCCGAAAGATCGCTGAGAGAGATCATGGCAGAGCGACGAACACCACCGACGATGACTGCGTTTGCGATTGCGCAGCAAATATCGTGACACTCAAGAGCGGTGAGTCTTCGGCCTTGTGCATTGTAAAACACCTTGACAATAAATTTGAAAAGATTGTCAAGAGGAGCTGGACCACTTGCACGACCACCAAAGGTCTTCAGTCTTGCACCCGATGGACGAATCTTACTAAGATCCCACTTAACGTGGCGACCAGCATAAAGATGATCCATCAAGAATCTAACTGAGTTGCCCCAACCTTCCTTGGAGTCTTCAACAACATAAGTGATGTTGAAGGCTTTTTCAATTTTGTTTGCAACTTGTGGAAGTTTATCTGTGTATTGGTGCTCAACAGAATAACCAACACCAGTTCCATTCATGAGAATTACAAAAAGTTCTGCAAACGAATCAAGGCTGTCAATTGGCAGGTACGAGCAATTGTACAAGCAAGTGTTGTCATGATCCAGTGCAGGTCCAGCAGTCATGAGACTGCGCATGGAAGGCAAAACCTCAAGGTTCAGGATTGCTTCTTTTACATCAGGACGTTCTGCGAGTTGCGGAACTTTGCCAGTAAAATAATTCCACCAACGGTCTACACATTCATCCCAGGTTTCTCTGCGATTCTTTTCTGGAATCCACCGAGAATAACGCGAAATGAAAATAAACGATTGAAATGGTGACAAATTTTCTGCCATAATAGGCTACTCCTTAGTTGGTGTCTTTATTTAGTTGTTAGAGTTTTCCACGAAACTGGGAAAAGCGGGGCAACAATTTTATCTATTGCTTCAGCATATTTTTGAATTTCCCATTGTGCGTGGCTATCGATTCTCAAGTTATAAACGCGGGCAAATGCGTAGAGAGAACCAGTCCACACAAATTCCGTATAAGTTCCTTGGGGAAGAATTGATCTGGCTTGTTCCGGCGCAACACCGTCAACAAGCAAGCGATTATAGAGATCAATACATTCCTTTGCAATTCCTTCATATTCTTGTCTTAGTTTGATGCAGAGATCCATGTCTTCAATGGCACCAGAGCTTCCCTGTTTTGCTCCATTGGTTGGAGCACTTCTCCAAAGTGGAATATAAACCTCGGGCTCAAATGTAACATATCTACGACTCACCTCGTTCATAACAAGGCCAATTTGATGTTTGCCAAGTTGTGCACGAACAAAGATTGGACATTTTATTCTCAAGCTGATTTGAGCGTGGCAAAATGGAGTGAAGTGATTGTGCTTCGCAAGATAATTAATAAGCTTTGTATCACGTTCAGACAATTTCTTTTCACGATATCCTGTCCAATTGTGTTCACTATCCCAATCGCTTTCCTTATTAAAGGAAACGCGGGCGGAATTGACAACGCTGAGGTCAGACCCCATGTAGTCAACCAGTTGAACGTGACCGTGATCCAAAACTTTAATATTAGTCTGATCCGCGTTTTGCGTCGTCTCTGTCATCTGTATCCTCTTCATCATCATCTATAAGTTCAATCGTAACGCCATCAATCTTGGTAAAATCTTGGGCATATTCTCTCGCTTTATGCCAAAGTTCTCTATCCATTTCCTTGATGTATTCAGAAAATCTATGAACGAACATTAAATAGGCTTCACTGCCTTTTTCTAGATCTTCGTCAGACATGTCTTCATTATTATTATTCATGTTAATTTTTCTTCCAGTAAGTATACTTCATTTTAGCTTTAAGTCCAGAATAAACATTGTTGATAATCAGCTTCATGGTTGTAGCTTCTCCATATGCAATAACCATATCGTTGACATCTTTCTTGTCTATCTCAGATGGCCAGATTACTACGTTTCTTCCGGCATCTATGTATCTACCCAATAGTGCAGAAATTTCTGCGTTTCTTGGTTCATTGTCAAATATAAACACTACTTTTGATTTTGCAATCTTTGCAGGCAATTCTTCAAGCCACCCCGCACCCTGCATTGCAGTACAGTTTGGAATGAACATCGAATCAATAGGTCCTTCAGTAACATATACAGTTGACCTTGGATCTATTTTATCTAGATTGTACCAGAGTCTTTCTTGCCCTTCTTTTTTGAGCGTGATGTATCTGATCGCTTTTTCGTCATCGATTGCTCTGCCTTGAACCCCAACAAGCTCACCCACCTCGTTGTAGAACGGTATGACGAGTCTGGCTTCCTTATGTCCAGTTCTGTCAAAGTCGGCCATGATCTTACTGAAATCAGGGCTGTAATAAAAGTTGCTATACTTTTCTTTCGAAATTTGTCTAGAGTGAACATATTTTACTGCCTTATGATCTGCATTGAGTAAGTCAAGCCTTGTTCCGAGGTTAGTAAAAGATGGTTGCTTGACTTCTTTCTTTTCTGTAACCATTGGTTCTGGAGTCTTTTCCTTAAACATTTCGAACGAGTATTCTTTGCATAGTGTCGGGCTAACAGACTCAAGAACCCCATATAGATTAGAAGAAAACCCGCAATTGTGGCATTTGTATACATAATGTCCTTTATGCTCAAAGAAATATCCCCTTGTCTTGGACTTATTTCTCTTTGAGTCGCCACACTTAAAACATCTGCATGTGGCTAGCGTTTCTTTCTTCCACTTGAATTTTTCAAGTGAACCAGAAACAAGATTTACAAACTTCTTGTCAATATATAGAGTCATTTTGCGCCTTCAAACGTCCAGTTCACGGCTTTGTTCTTTTTCTTTCCAAATGCCGGGTTGAACGCCTGACCGTCATATCCTGATCCGACTCCTTCATCATCCGTATTATTAGCATTAACAAGATTGTTGCTAGAATTGTCAACATCATAAAATTTCATCTTGGATTTATTTACACCGACCAAGAACTTACGATTCTTAGTAGTATCGTTTCCACGATTCTTCAATTGTTTGACCATGAGTTGCCCAGCTTCTGCAAGTTCTTCATTCTCAATCAACGCAAAGAAGAAATCTGCAGTTTGGGGAAGACCAAAGCTTTCAGAAGTATCGGTCATCTCCATATCGCTGCTCTTGGCACCTTCACGGTTCACCTGAGTGGCCGTCCACAGAGGCACATTAAACTGTTTGGCAAGACCGCGAAGTTCTTCTGCAATACCCTTAACGTAAGTGTAACTGTTCATACCGTTGCCTAGTTTGAAACGAGCACAGGAACAAATATTAAGATAATCAACAAAGATTACATCTGGAATGAACTTCTTCTTGATCTTAAGTTCTTCCATAAGATTGCGGAAGTGAGTGACATTGGCGGCTGCTGTTGGATATTCCTTGATGATTAGCTTTCCACGGCAAGTCTTCTTGAAGTTTTCAACCTTACTTTCGTATTGGTTGATTGGCATTTGTTCAAGAACGTGCATGTCCGAGTCTAGAAGGTTTGCATCAATTCTTTTTGCAATCTCTTCTTCTGCCATTTCAAGAGTAATGTAAAGAACATTCATGTTTTGTGACAAACATGCTGCCGCATGATGGCAAAGGAATGCACTCTTGCCCACACCTGACGCTGCCATGACTACGTTGAGCGTCTTCTTCCTAACCCCACCACGGGTGATTGTATTAAACATCTCAAGATCGAAAGGAACTTTCTCTTCGACTCTGTGATAATATTCATAACGCTCATCCACATCTTCAAGAAAGTCATGCCCGACTCTTGTATCAAATGAGACGGACAGAGCCTTTGACATAATCTCTGGAATTGCATTTTGTGTTTTCTCCTTGTCTTTGCCCTCAATGATACCAATGGATTCCATGATACCATTATAGATTGCCTTTTCTTTGCAAAACTTTTCTGTATTCTCTACCAACCATACAGTGTCTGATTTCTCGCCTTCCTTATACATCTCATCGGAGATAGAGACACATCTTTTAAATTCAATTTCACCCAGAGCCTTCTCATTCTCAAGGGAGATGAGAATAGCATCCTTGGTTGGGATGTTATTGTACTTAAGAATAAACTTGCTTACGATGTTGAATACTGTTTTTTCACACTTATCGTGAAAGTATTCTTCCTGCAAGAAAGGAACTACTTTTCTTGCATACTCCTCATTGAGTACCAAGTTCTTGAGAATGACTGTTTCCATTATTTTATTATACTATTATATAATCATTTGTCCAACATTAATCTTGGTGAACATCATCTTCAAGATCTGTTGGTTCAGATTTAACTTTAGCGCCCTGTTCAATCAAGTTCACAAAAATTTCTCCAACTATTTTTGTAAAATTTTCATTTTCTTGATTAAATCCTTCAAACGAATCTATTACATCAACTTGCATATTGACTTTTAAATCTCCGCTTTCAAGTTCTTCCAATGAAATTTTTCCATACTTATACACAACGCCCTCAAATTCTCCAGAAAGAATTTCAATTGGGCATGTTTCGTCTGCTTTTGCTTCAAGATCTAAAAATCTATATTCAGGAACCTTGTCCATATTTGAAGTCCTTTTGAATTTCTGCGTCCAATCTATCTAGAATATCTTTAGTATAGTACTTTTCAGGTTCTTCGTCAATATTTTTTTCAAATACTTTTGTTCCATCTGGTAGTTCTACTCTAGTGGAAACCTTCTTGAAGATACCGTATTTTAGTGCCAGGTCAGTTAGTCCATAATAACGGCTGAGTCCAGATGTGTAATTCAAACGGGTTTCTACTTGCATGTTTTCTTTTACAAATCGATTCTTGTAGTTGGTGCACTTGATAAAATTTCCAACGACACCATCTTCTGTTTTGTCTTTGCTCTTTGAGAGAGTAAGAATGTTACTTGCTGCATACTTCAATCCAATACCACCACCAAGCTCCTTTGTTGGAACGTAAGAACCAATTACTTGATAAGTGTGATTTGTGAGAAGCATGGGAATTTTTGCTTTTCCTAGTTTCAAAGTAAGTACTCGGAATGTTGCCTTGGTCTGCTGTGCTTTAGTCATATCACGAACATCTTTTCCTTCAGCAGAGTCTGTCATTTCCTTGCGAGTAGACAACATTCCCAGAGAATCTAGAATCATAAACACTGGCTTTCTATCATCTTCTGGCTGTTCGATAATGTCATTCACAATCTTGAGTGCTTGTGTTTTGAATTCTTCGATTGTAGCAACCGGGATAACTGCAATGCGCTCGGGATCAACGCCACGGGCATTGAACATATCCGATGTCACAGCCTGTTCTGTATCAAAATAAATAACAACTCCATCTTTGTGGTCTTTTAGAAATTGCCCTGCAATCCCAATTGCATAAAAAGTCTTTCCCGTTGCAGGATCTCCCGCAAGGCATGAAATTTTATTATTTGGCAGACCTCCGTAGATGGAGCCAGACAACAGTGCATTCAGAACATATGAACCCGTGTCAATATAGCCCGCTACATCAGCACCATCAATACCGTCTGCTACTATGGATGCATCTGGATTTTCAATCTTACTCAATAAATTTTTAAGATACTTTGACATTTTTCTTCCTTTTTGGTATTTCTCTTGTTGTAATAATAACTGCACCCCAGTCTTTCTGGGATGCCTCAATTGGTTTAACTGAATCTACGATTAGGTCACCAATGCCTTCATAAAATCTATCACCAACCATATAGCATGGCCCACCTTCAAAATCAAATAACCCATCAGCGTGGCGAGTAAACAAAGACCTGCCTTCGATTTTGTAAGATCCATCTTCAAGAAGTGTGAGTATTCTTTCATCACCATATCTAGATTTAAATTTCTTAACCATAAATTAACACTCCTGATTCATTGCTTTAAGCAATTCCATCTCTTCTTTCAACTCTTCTAGTTCTTCTTTGAGTTGATTGATTACTATATTCTGTCTCTGAATTTCTCTCTTCTGTTCTTCAATAACACTATTATTTGGAAAATTTATTTCGTGGTTTGAATTAGAACTAAAAATATATTTACCATCAATAAATTCAGACTTTTTTGTATTATAATGTTTATATTTTTTAGAAAAACTTTTCATTATTTTATTATACCTCAAACAAAGAAAGAATCAAGAGTTGCCTGTTTACTTATTGACCAGTTTATGGCTTGGAGAATATTGTCAAGCGGTTCTTGAAAAGTTTTTTCAAACTGTTTCTTGCGGTCGATATATTTTTCAAGTTGAAACTGCTTGGGTGGTTTGTTAATAAACCCCATGACAGCATCTCTGCCAGCCATACCATATGGATTTGGAACTTTTACAAAGACGAATTTCATCTTGTCATTTTCCTTGATGGATTGCACTTCTTTGTCTATGTTTAGTTTCTTTGTATGTGCATTATGCAACAATGCTGCCTTCGTAGCAATTGGAGTTCCGGTCTTGTAGATATTAGAACTGTCTTTGTATTTGTTGATTCCCTTGACACCCCGAGGAGCTGCGACATCCTCAATAGGCATAATCATAAACGCATCATAAAATTCATCCACATAGTTTCGCAACTCCTCGGGGGTTTTTGTCAAGATAATACGAATGCAATCCTTAAGTTTAGAACGAACGACTGCTGGTGTGCTGCTTCTTGCAGTTTCAAGACCCATGATCTTTAACTTTGGATCAGCAAAACGAACTCCTTCAAGATCTTGCATGAGCAGTGCATATCGCTTTTTGGCAATAAACATTCCAGCAGAAGCAATTGCTTCACGCTTGAAGAAGATCTTATTCTCCGGACAACCCAGAGTATATGCAAGCAGTTCCATCTCTTTTTTAAATTCAGGTTGAATCTTCTGCTCGCAAACTTGATTGATAAACTCTGTGATATCTGGGATTTTTGTTTTCTTGGAAATTTGTTCCACTATCGGATCTAGATTCAAATATACGGAGTCAGTGTCAACTGCGATGACATAGTCTTTGTCAGTTTTAGTAATTTTTTGAATGTACTCATTCATGCAGTTTTCTGCTTTACGAATAATAACTTGTCCCGTTACCGTAACCGCTGTTGCCAGATGTGGTGCGGAATAAACGAATGCAGGATTGCCCAAACAGCCGTAGAGACTGTTTGCAAGAATTTTTTTAACTGACTGACGAATTTTGAGTGCGGCAATGCGTGGCAACAGATCTTGATTCTTTGTTGCTTCGTATTCCCTCTCAAGATCAATCATCTTGGACTTTGCTTCTTTTCTTTGATTGAATGTTTTTTCAATAAGAACGGGTATAAATCCCTTTACATTACGAGTAAACATTGAACCATTGCAGGCAAGGCAGCATGATCTGCTTTCAGCATCCTCAATAATATCTGGGATACTGGTTTTTTTGTTTTTCAAGAAGTCATCAGCATTAAGTGAAGAATCACTATTTTCACAAGTTTCTGGTGAAATGTTCCATTGCATGATAATGCTTGGATAGAGGCTTGTAGCATCAAAGCTTACAATGTTCTTGTAAAGTCCCGGAGTTACATCTTTAACATATGCACCAACAAACTGATCGTCTTTAGCATAACTCCGCTTTAACGGTGGAATTATGCTCTGCTTAAACAGATAATCACAACAAATGGTTTCCCAGATGCGTGTTGCAAAGAAAACTGTATCGAATGTTATCTTGGCTTCGTATGCAATAGAAACTGCGAGATCGATCAGTCTGAGCTTATTGTCAAGCTGTTCAACCAAGACTGCATCTTGGACGTTATACTCCGCAAACTTTTGAAAATCATTGCGGTAAAACTCCCGAAGAGACCCATACTCGCTGTAATCAAGTTTTTGAGCATCCAGTTCCGCCTTTGCAATAAAATTTAGAGCGTAACTTTCTTGACTCGTTCCGGAGAACTTCTTGTACAGATCCATATAATCAAGAATCGTATATCCAGGAAATTCATAGATCTTATAGACCTTTCCTCCGATATCCGTTTCCCTCATCTTCATCAAACCAAAAGGCAACCACTCCTGAATCTCCTTCTCGTCAAAGAAGAGTTTAGCCCTACCTATTATATAGGGCATATCAAAGAGTTTAATATTCCACCCAGAAATGATATCTACATCTTCCTTTGCCAAAACCTCAAAGGTTTTCTTGATGAGTTCCTTTTCCGAACTTGTAAGTATTACTTTACAATTGGGAAGATCAACTGGCTTTGAAGTTATGACGTAGGTGGCACCATCAACCCGAATGCTCATCAGGTTGATTTTTTCATTCGGGTTGTCCAAATCAGGAAACCCATCTTCGCTCTCACATTCCAAGTCTAGGTATGCGACTTTGATCTTGGAAAGATCGTATTCCACCTCAGCCTCATAAGTCTCCATGAGATATTGAGTGAGAAAATCAGTGTTTCCATAAATCGGGCAATCATCTAAATCCCTGTATTGGTCAAGAAACTGTCTGCAATCATAAAGAGTGTCAAAGATCATACGCTTGACCTTGACACCATTCAACGATCTATACTTGCTGTCTTTATCTGTTTTAATGTACAGAGAAGGTTTAAACGCAACAGTGTCCGTGAATCGGACACCATTGCGATAACCTCGGACAAGTATCTTGTTGCCCTTTAGAGCGCAGGCAGTGTAAAATTTCATTTCTTTGCGTCTTTGTCCTTAAGCAATCCTGCAAGAATAACGCTGTAATTGATAATGTCAACAATTGCGTCGTACACGCTCTCGTTTTTCAAACAAAGTTCTCCACGGTTTAAATAAGTGGAGATTCTTGACATTTTATCCGTCATTCGGATAAGAACACCAAGTTCAGCGGTTGAAAATCCAAGATATTCAGCTCGTCTGAAGTTCATAAACGGATCAGCCGTAGAAGCATAGTCATTGTTCTTTTTTTCCATCAATTCCTTGGCTTCTTGGCAAATTTTAGTATGTAAGGCAAATAGTTCGTCTCTAGTCATGGTTATCCATTATAACACCTTCTATTGGAGTGTCAAGAATATAAATATTAAGACACACTGGAGTTAGTAAAGATGTACCTATCCATGATTGATCCCATTAAAGTAATAGAAGGCATTTCTCTCGCAGTAATGGGAATTTTAGGAATTGGGTGGGGTATTGCAAAATTTTGGAAGTCTAAAGAAAAAACAGATAACTTTATAGCAATTCATACAGAAATTCATGAATTGCTTACTGAACTTCGTTTGAGTGCTGGCAGTATGCGAGCCACCGTGCTTCAATTCCATAATGGGGAATACTTCATGGATGGTATATCCATGAGAAAATTTTCAATAACCCATGAATCGTCACATCGTGGTTATATTTCTCAGGCCGTAAAATTTAAAAATGTTCTTTGCTCACTTTATATTCCCCTTCTAAACAGAATTCTTGAAGATAAAGCTGTAGTTTACCAAGTTGAAGCAATGCCTGAAAGTTATGCAAAGCATTTCTTTGAAGATGAAAACATCTCTCATTATGCATGTCTTCCATTAAAAAACAAAGCAGTAAACGTTGGATTTATATTAATTCAATGGCATGAAGATTTTAAACCAAATATGGACAAAGAACATGCCATGATGGAACATTTCAAAACTATAAAAGATTCTATAGAACTTCAACTTTCATATCAGAGGAACTAATATGCCTACAGAATTAATATCTTTACTAGGTGGAGGGGTTACGGGATTCCTGTTCCGTTATTGGGCCCAAAGAGCCCAAGACCAAAAAGACATGTTTAAAATGGCTATTGAGGCCAACAAACAAACAACAGATAACCAAGATAAAGCAGCCCAACGAGTGCCACTGGACGTAGGCAAAGGAGTAAGACAGTTAATAGTTCTAGCATGCCTTTTTGCAGTCGTTGCAGCACCATTTGTTCTTCCATTCTTTGGAATTTCAACATTCGCAGAGTTTACTCAAAAGCAACCTGAAAGTTTCTTTGGTTTGATTCCAGAAACAACTCGTAAATATTTCGTGGAGATTCCCGGATATTTATTTGCTGAAGAGAATCGTCAAGTTCTATTGGCGGTCGTCGGGTTCTACTTCGGCACAGCAGCAGGGGGAAATAAATCATGAAATATCTTTTAGCACTACTTTTTCTGGCCTCCTGCACAACTCCACAAATTGTTTCTCCTTTGGACAAACAGGGAAATCCAATCCATAGTGTATTAAAAGAACCATTTTTTGGAACTCCAAGCCAAGCCTCTGAATGGAGTTTCTGGTACGTTATAATTTGTGCAGTTGTATTCTGGTTTGCTTGGAAAGAATTTAAATCAATTAAATGGCCAAAGAAGAAATCAGAATCTTCCGGTACTTCCGAACCCACCGACTCTGTTTGATTTCTGAGTAGGAAGTTCCCAAGTTTCTTCAATCTCAGCCTGCTCATAGCGGACCAATTCGCCCTGAGCAATTCTATCACCATGATAAATCTTCATGATCTCGTCTGAAGTATTCAGAACGATGATTTGAGTTTCATTGACGTAATCTTCGTCAATTACTCCTTCACAATTTGCCAAGACCAAACCATACTTCAGTGCCATACCAGATCTTGGATGAAGTCTTATTGAATATCCTTCTGGAATATCAAAGATCAATCCAGTTGGAATAAGAGCCCTTTCCTGCGGTACAATGGTGATGTAATTTTTACCATTTGCCCCATCATGCTGAATATCATAATCTCTTTGGGTCTTGCCTGACCAGATTCTTACAGTTGAAGCGGCTGGAAGATAAGCAGATAGATCAAAGCAGGCTGCTCTGCGAGTTTGATAATTTGGAATCTGTGCGTCCGGAAAGATCTTATATACTTTTAGCATTTACATATTATATCATACTTCTTCAGATTGTCCAGTTTGTTGTTCTGTAAATCTTGGATTGGCATTTTCATCATACAACGCACCGATGGAACACCACTCACCATCTTGGAGTTGTACAATATTTTTACCAACAAAGATATCTCCTTGGCCATCCCAAATTACGATATTTTCTACTAAATTATTTGCGTCAATTAAAGCCCATCTCATAATTTTCTCCTTTTATTTGTAACAAAATATTGCGACATAACCATTTCCACCACGACCACCTGCACCAGAGTTAAATCCGCTAAAAGAAGCACCGCCGCCTCCTCCACCGCCACCTCTCCAACCACTTCCACCGTTTGTTGCTGCTTGTGTGGTTCCGGCTCCACCACCAGCACCGCCAATTCCTCCAGTGTATTTACCAAAAACAAAAATACCAGTTCCGTCTAAATCCGTAGATTGTGCTGCGTTTGATGAATTTCCTGTTCTTAAAATTGCTCCTAAAGCATAATCTGTATTACATACAACTAAACCTGAACCCAGAATAATGCTGCCTCCTCCGGGCGAAACAGTACCGAGGCCAGAAAATCCCGATCCTCCAGCCCCACCTTTTTGCCAAAAAAAAGAATATGTAGCATTGCTTCCACTTGTTAACGAAGTACCACTACCACCAGCACCCGCATTATTCGAAATAAATCCATTAAACATAGGTGAGCGACCAGCACCAGGGATACCGCCAACGGTGGTCCCGGCACCGCCTCCGGCGCCACCTGCAGCATATAATAAAAATCCAACTTTACCGGATAATGTTAATGTAGTTGCGCTTCCACCGATACCAGCTCCTCCATTTGTATTGTCAACTGTTCTTGCGATAGCGCCATTCCCGCCAGCACCTATTGCTATTTCTAAAACTTTACCATCTAATTGCTCTCTCAAAAAAGTATGAACCATTGACGAACCCGATCCCCCTCCACCACCACCAAAGCAAGTTTGAGCGGTTGTGGCTCTTCTTCTTCCGGAACCACCTCCACCACCAGCACCAATAGCAATAACTTGTATTAGTTTAGTTCCATCTGGAATTGAGTAAGAACCACTGACATCAAATTCCTTGATGTCAATTAAGTTTGGATCAGTAATATTTGGAAAAGCAAAAATTCCTTGATTCATGATTCATCCGTATGCGATAAGAACAACATATCCATTTCCGCCCGTACCACCAGCACCACCAGTCAAGCCATTTAAAGAACTTCCACCTCCGCCGCCGCCGCCACCTCTATATCCGTCTCTTCCAAGTCCACCAGCAGTTGATGCGCCGCCACCGCCGCCAACTCCGCCCATACCCGGAGAATACATTCCGCCTATAGTTCTTCCTAATGAAATATCACCGCCTCCAGGAGTATTTGGTTGTCCGGGTTGTATTGCATTATTTCCAGCAGTATATCTTGGGCTATAATACGAAGTATAATTACCACCCGCAGTAATTGCTCCTCCACTACTTGCTGTATCCGATATATTTAAGCCACCTCCGCCAGCCCCACCGTTTGAAAAATAATTCCATAGGCCATCATTTGTTGGATTGTTTGTTCCGCCGGGTCCTTGTGGAAAATTTGTAGGAGAACCATCGCCTCCCTTACCGCTAGTTATATTATTTCCAAACCAATAATTTGAACTAACTGGCCCACCAATGCCAGCAACTCCAGCAGTTAAACCACCGCCAATACCACCTGCACCACCGGGAATATTCATAAAAGTTCCAAGTGATCCGCTAATTGTAATTGTGGTAGTTCCTCCCGCAATTCCATTGTTGCCCGCAGTAGAATTTACTGTTTGTTCTCCTCCTCCTCCACCACCAGCCCCAATATTGACATTTAAAATTGTTCCCGGAGGTGCTATAAAATCAATTGGAAAATCATCACACGCCATTCTTCCCGGACCACCACCTCCACCACCTCTATTACTTGATCCAGAAGGATATCTACCACCTCCACCCCCTCCTCCACCTCCACCTATACCAAGCACATAAAGTCTTTTGGCAAAAGTTGGAATTACAAAAGTTCCACTAACATCAAATTCTTTTACCAAGATCTTGGTGTTATCTAGTATATTATTTGAAAATCCAAAAAATCCTTGATTCATATATTATCCGTAGGCAATAATTACACAATACCCGTTTCCGCCTGAACCACCATTTCCGGCAGTAATACCATTATTTGAACCTCCACCACCACCTCCACCACCACCTCTCCAACCATTTGTTCCATTGTTTGCACTAGTAGAAGATCCTCCGCCACCACCAACTCCGCCCAAACCGGGAGTATAAGGTCCAGCAACTGTCAATTGCTCTGATTCTTGTGAAGTTGCAGTATTTGTTGCACCACCAGCTTTAACAGTTGCATTTCTAGCATAATTTGGGTTTGTAATAGCAGATAACGTTGTTGAATTGGGTCCAATAAATCCCAAACCACCAATTGCTGTAACATTATTAACGCCACCTCCACCTTGTCCTCCAGTTGTAGTAAATTGTTGAACTGGCGTATTTCCTGTAAGAGATATAATACCGTTAGTTCCGGAGGTTTGATATGTAGTTGGATATGGTGCACCATTAAACATTACTGATTGTCCCGATCCAGCACTTCCGGTACTGTTTGATCCTCCGCCTCCGGAATTCCCTCCACTAGAATACATCATAAAACCTGGCATACCTGTTGGTGCTATTGTAGAGGCACCACCGGGACTTCCTGCACTACCATTTGTAGAATCTGCAGTTGATCCTGCTCCTCCGCCTCCGCCAGCACCAATGACAATATTTAAAATTCTACCAGATGTTGCTGGTGTTTGTCCTGCATTTGCCGCTGCTGTTGCTTCTGCTGAACCTCCAATTGATTCTACAAAAAAATATCCCAGATTTATTGTACCGCCTGCACCGCCGCCGCCACCATATGCGGCATTTCCGGAACCTATTATATTTCTTCTTCCCCCGCCCCCTCCGCCACCGCCACCAATTAACATAATAGATAAGCGTTTTGCACCGTTTGGAATTACATAACTTCCACTAGTGTCAAACTCTTTTACTTCAATTACTGAAGTGCCATAATTAGAAGCAGGAAATCCATACAAACCATTATTCATAACAAACCAGATTCAACGATGATATTAAAAGTTTCTGTGTTATTTGTAGTTGCGTAAATTTTATTTGCAGTTCCACCCGGCAATATCAAACCTACAAGTTCAGCAACTTCAGTTCTCCATGCGGCTACAGTTGTACTTGGAGTAACTGCTGGTACAATTTTTTCACAAATTAAACGATCTGTTGTACCGCTATCTAAAGATAGAAAAAATCTTATAACACCAGCAGTAGTTGTTGCTGTTGATTGAATTGTAACTCTCATAATTCTCTTACCAACGCCATTGCCTGCTGTTATATTTGGACCAGCAGTAATTTCAACCACATTCGTTGGAGCCGTTCTTGATGTATCTGCTGTTGTGACCTGTGCATATTCTAAAATTGGTTGTGCAGTAAATTGTGCTGTTGTTGCCATAATAATTTCCTTATATATTTATTATACGATTCCCATGTTAAAAAGCATAAAATTAATTGCTGGTAATATAACATCTCCTGTAAGTCCCTGTACAGAAGTTACAGATCCTCCTCCCGCTGGAGTTGCCCAAGTAATTCCGCTCCCAGTAGAAGTTAAAACTTGATTATTAGAACCTTGTGTTCCATTTATCAATAAAGTATTCGTAAGATTTACAGGTCCACTAAAAGTTGCACCTGAAGCACTGATTCCCGCAGTGAATCTTGTGAGTGCGCTAAAGGTTCCTCCTGCGCTGCTAATTCCTGCACTCGCAAAAATATTTGTTCCGAAGATATTTACTGAATATAAATTGGTAATGTTTTCAATAAGATAAAAATTATTAATATTGCTCCCGTTTCCATGCAAAGTCCCTTCAGGAGCGCTATAATAAATATATGCACCAGTGTCAATTGTATATGGATCGCCTATTTCTATTATACCGTAAGGATTTGCCAACTGAAGTTGGTAGGTGGGATCTCTCAAATATATGAGAGTGCTATTGTTGTTTCCACTATAATCACCAATTGAAACTCTGGCATTGGATGTGTCTTCAAGATACAATTGCGTGTCGGACACGATAGATGTAACATTCAGAGTATTTGCGGAGTTTATAGTAACATTTGAATTAAATGTGATACCACCAGCAGCAGAGATACCTGCATTGAACGATGTATTACTATTAAAAGTTGAAGTGGCATTAGATATAAATCCACCACTATTTGGAATAACAACGTTTGCTCCGGCAACTCCGCCTAAAGTAACTCCACCCAAAATTGAAACTCTACTTAAACTGTTTGCGCTACCAATATTAATAGTAGAATTAGCACCCCCAGAAATATTTGTTCCTAAATTTATATTTTTAGAACCACTAAAAGTTGTTGCAGTTCCAATATTTAAAGTAAATCCAGAAGACTGTGTATTTAAAATATCAAGTGTTGTGGCGTTTGCATTAAACAATGAAGCAGAAGTCGAAGTGGTAGTGATGTCTCCACCATTCACTGCAATATCACCACTAAAAGTTGCACCAGCAGCACTAATCCCCGCAGTGAATCTTGTGAGTGCGCTGAAAGTTCCTCCCGCTGAACTTATACCAGCATTGAAGTTTGCCAAAGAACTAAAGGTATTTGTTCCTGTAAAAGTTTGAGTACCTGAAAGACCTGCGAGGGTTGTTGTGTAATTTGGAAGTGTTACAGTTGTTGTTACTAAAGTGGCTGGATTAAACTGCAATGTCTGTGGGGCATTGGTCATATCAGATACAATAATACCAACACCCGGCTCTAATTTAAACCCACTGGCACTTCCAATTATTTCTAAAAATGCACCACCGGCATCTATAGTTTGAGAAGCACTAAAATTATTATCTACGTTAGTTTTAGCAACATTCGTAATTGCACCAGTAGAACCATTTACACTCAGTACTCCAGTATTCGAAACCGTCAGAGTGTTTCCGGAGACAGACAGACCGATTCCAGAGCCATTAGTGATACCGACAGCACCAGTGATACCACGAACACTATTAACAATATTTGGGGCAGATATATTTCCACTAAAAGTTGCACCAGAAGCACTAATTCCCGCATTAAAGTTTGTCAGGGCATTAAATGTCTTTGTTCCACCAAATGTTTGAGTTCCAGAAAGACCTGCAAGAGTTGTTGTAATATTCGGTAGAGTTACAACTTGACCTTGAGGATTAAAATCAAGAGTTGATTGATTTAATCCATTTCTCCATATAATATCATTAGCAACCGGATCAATCGTAACGCCCGCGCTATTTAAAGTGTCATCAATGCCAAATACTGCTCCAGATGCAGAAATTGTTTGTGGGGCACTAAAATTATTATTAACATTTGTTCTAGCAACATTCGTAATTGCGCCAGTAGACCCATCAATACTCAACACACCAGTATTTGAAACAGTCAGGGTGTTTCCGGAGACAGACAGACCTATTCCAGAGCCATTAGTGATACCGACAGCACCAGTGAGACCGCGCAGAGAACTTACAAGCGGTAAACTTGTAACGCTTAAATTTTCCCATCCAGTAACACCATCAACGTAAGTCAATACTTGGTAATTCTGTGGAGATGTTATAATAACATCAGTCAAGTCATCCAATGTTAGAGATACAGATCCTCCACCACTTGTGGTGCTTCTAAAGTTTCCTGCTTGCAATATAAGTGCATCAGAAGTATTTGTAAGATCGGTGGCACCGCTTTTTACCAACAAATAAGCAACAAATATTGCATTTGTTTTTGTATTTTCAATTTCTGTAAAGTTTTCAAAGTTTATATTTGCAGCAGCATCTGCCAAACTTGTATATTCTCCACGACCATAATAGACTCCCAGAAGAGTTGGCGTGTTTGGATAATAGAATATTCTTTGAATGGTATATTTTCCACCAGGAACCGTTGCCAAGGTTCCTGTACCATCATCATATTTTGTTGGATCTATTGCAGTTTGGTTTGGAACTGTTATAAAAGTTCCTGCTGTTGCTCCACGGTAGTAACGATAAAAAATACAATCTGTTTGGGCTGGATCCGATACAACGCTTGGATTGTCGGTATCATTGATCCAGTTTCTTCCAAGACTAAATGCCGTTCCTGAAGTCCTGTTAAGTTTTAAATTTGCACCATTTGGTGAAATGGTGTGTCCAGAGACTTTAATTGGACCGAAAGAACGAATGAACTGCTCGTATTGCTTATCTGTTGCGTATGCAACGTTTGGATTTGTTCTTGCAAGATTGATGAATGTTCTTGAAGGGTGTACGAGCTGGCCAATAATAATAGTTTCTTCTAACTGTTCGTCAGTGTAGTAAGTTGGTCTCTGCTGGATAATACCAGCAGAGTCCACATAAATCCAAGTAGTATCA